GGTAGGTGCAGTAAAAGTAAACAATGAACAAATATGGCAAGAGTTCGTAAAGACAGGTAAAGTCAAAGGCTTTAGTATTGAGGGTTACTTTGCAGATAAAGCAGAAAGACCAAAAGACCCTACAATTAATGATCTTGCACAAATTGAAGAAGAAGAAGCACAAGAGCTACTCTCACAAGTCAGAGGCATCATTAGAAATGACAAAAGATACAAAGCTGGTAAAAGATTGATATTTGAAAGTTTTAGTGATTATCCTGATGCAGTAAAAAACAATGCAAAGAGAGGAATAGAACTAAATAAAAAAGTAAATAATAAATGTGCTACAGATGTCGGTAAGATTAGGGCTCAACAATTAGCACAAGGTAAACCTATAAGTGAACAAACAATAACTAGAATGTATTCTTTCTTATCACGAGCTGAAGAATACTATAAGCCTGATGACAAAGAGGCTTGTGGTACAATCTCATATTTATTGTGGGGTGGTCTTGCAGCAAAAAGATATTCAGAAAGAAAACTAAAAGAGCTAGGTAAATTAGAATTGTATAGTGAAAAAGTAAATGATGACTTTGCAATAATTAATGATAGGCTAGGTTATGCTACAAAAGAAATGGCTGAGAAAATTGCAAAAGACATAGGTTGCGAGGGCATACATACCCACGATTATATGAATCAGATTTGGTATATGCCTTGTAAACAACACGAACTAGCTGAATTATACAGCGAAAAAATTAATGATGATTTTGCTATTATAAATGACAGATTAGGTTATTCTACAAGAGAGATGGCAGAAAAGATAGCACAGGACATAGGATGTGATGGAATACACGAACACGATTTTGAAGATCAAACTTGGTATATGCCCTGTGAGAAACACGCATTATCAGTAGAACAATTTAGAAAATATAAATGTCCTAAAGGTTATTATAAAGATTATCAAAGGCATAAATGCGTAAAAAAAAAAGATAACTACGCAGAGATAGGCCCAAGAGGAGGTATTAGAAAAAGTCCAAAAGCACCAAAGTCAGGTACACCAAATCCAAGTCCAAAAGGTAAAGGTACAGCTAAAGGAGATGCTTCAACAAGTAGAGGAGCAAAAGTCTCACAAAAAGACTTAGCCTCTTTACAAAAAAAGTCAGATGACTTTAACGAGAGATACAAAAAGAAATTAGGATATGGCGTAACAGTAGGACAACTAAAAGCAGTATTTCAAAGAGGCTTAGGTGCGTTTAATGTATCTCATAGTCCTCGAATTAAATCTCCTACAGCTTGGGCTCAAGCACGAGTAAATGCCTATATGTATTTAGTAAGAAATGGTAGGCCACAAAATCCTAAGTACACAGGTGATTTTGATTTACTACCAAAAGGACATCCTAAAAGTAATAAAAAGTAAAAGATATGAAACTAGAAAAATTTAGAGAATATATAAATAAAAAATTTGTGTTTTCTGTTGATACATCAGAATTAGAAAAACTAGAAAATAATTATTTAAGGAATACAGATAGTGCAAACAGTGATATCAAACTTATACTATCTACATCAAGAAGTGCAGAGACACGAATAAAACAAGCACTAAAAAGTGCAGAAAAAATAAAATCTGTAATTAAGCAAGTAGAGAAAGAAGCAAAAGATTTAGGTGTAGATAAAAACAACATAAAACCTTTAAGGGATGCTTATGCAACAATAAAAGAAGCACAAGAATATAGAAATGTTTTATCAACTATAAAAAAGTATATATCATCATTATAAAAAGTAAAAGATATGAAACTAGAAAAATTTAGAGAATATATATACACAAATACAAATCTATCTTTGGATGGGCAACTTAAAGATCAAGGGCAGAAAGCACAAAAAATCTATCTTGATGGCAGAAGAGATGCAAAAACAGAGATGGTAAATGCTTCAAGACATATGATACAAGCTCAGAAAAACTTAGAAAAATTATTGAGACAAATAGATGAAGCATATTCAAGAGCCAAAAGAAACGCAAAAGATATGGGAGTTGATATAGATAAAACAAAGGCTGGTACAAATTTTAAAAGGACATATAAGGAAGTACAAGATTTTGTAATAGATGCACGAGAAAAAGTATCTTTTATTAGAAAATTAGCAAACAAAATCTAAAACTATAAAAATTCATTAATTGATGAAAAAAAAAGATTACATACCTAGCTATACAAGTCCAATAGGGGGGAGACGAGCTTGTTTATGTAAAGACGAATTGACTTACAAAATTGAGTGTTGTACTGGTGAGTTACACGCACAAGGTATAGGTCAAATAACAAGAAGCACTTAAAAATGCAAAATTAATTTTAAAAAGCGATATATAGTTATGAAAGCGACAGAAGTATTAAAACAAGTAAAAAGCATTCTTGGTGTTGAGCTATCTGATATTCAATTAGCAGAGCTTAAACTTGAGAATGGAACTGTTTTGGAAGCAGAAGTTTTCGAATCAGGTAAAGAGGTCTTTATTAAAACAGAAGACGAAAATGTTGCTCTTCCTGTGGGAGAGTACGAACTAGAAGATTCTCGTGTATTAGTTGTCGAAGAAGAGGGCGTGATAAAAGAAATCAAAGCTCAAGATGAAGAAAAGGAAGAAGACAAAGAAGAAATGAGATATGTAACTAGAGAAGAGTTCAGAAAAGAAATGGACGAACTTAAAGATATGGTTGAAAAAATGATGTCTCCAAAAGACAAAGAGGATATGTCATCACAGATTCAAGAGGAAGTATCTTTAGCAGTTACAGAAGTTTTAAATAGCGAAGCAGAAGAAAAAGAAATTCTAAAAGAAGAATTATCTCAACCTGCTGCAGAGCCTTTGAAACATAATCCTGAGGAAAAGAAAAGCAACTTCAAAGTCAAGTTTGCTCAAAGCAGGACAAAATCTACTCTTGATAGAGTAATGGAAACTATAAGTAATAAATAAATAAATATAAAATTATGGCAGTATTAACGCATATAAATAACGATGTCGTAAGAATTAAAAACGATGTTGATTCAGTATCAGCAGCAGTTACATTGACTGCAGCAGATAGTGGAAAATGGTACGAACTTGCAGCAAGTGCAGGTGTAACGGTAACATTACCGTCAGTTGAATCAGGACTACATTTTAGATTTGTTGTAGCAAATGCTTTTGATACATCAAACTATATCATTGATAGTGCAGAGGGAGACAATATAGATGGTATTTTAGTAGTTAATGGAGCAAGTGTTGCAGCTTCAGGAGAAGATCAAATTAACTTTGTAGCATCAGCAGAATCAGTAGGAGACTTTATTGATATTTGGTCTGATGGTAACAAATGGTATGTTTGGGGAATCGGAAACGCAGCAGGGTCAATTACGGCTACTGATCCAAGTTAATAATTAATTAAATAAATAAATAGAAAGATATGGCGACTACAACTTCGATAACTACTACTTATGCAGGTGAGTTTGCTGGTGAATATATAGCAGCAGCTTTATTAAGTGGTGTAACATTATCACAAGGTGGGGTTACAATAAAACCCAATATTAAATTTAAAGAAGTAATCAAGAAAATGGCATTGGATAGTATCTTAAAAGATGCGTCTTGCGACTTTGACCCTACTTCAACTGTAACATTGACTGAGAGAATCCTACAACCTGAGGAATTTCAAGTGAATTTACAACTATGTAAAAAAGATTTCAGACAAGACTGGGATGCTCAATCAATGGGCTTCAGTCAGTATGACAATCTACCAAAAAGATTTTCTGACTTTTTAATTGCACAAGTTGCAGCTAAAGTAGCACAGAAAGTTGAGCAAAACATTTGGAACGGAAGCACAGCTAACGCAGGTGAGTTTGACGGATTTAAAACACTATTAACTGCAGACGGAGATGTTGTTGATGTTGCAGCAGTAGGTGGTGGTTTAACAGCAGGTAACATCGTTGCTGAATTAGGAAAAGTAGTAAATGCAATTCCAAGTGCAGTATATTCAAAAGAAGATGTTAAAATTTACATTCCATCAAGTGCAGCTAAATTATATATCCAAGCTCAAGCAGCTTTAGGATACAGAGAGCTTTACAACGTGGGAAAAACTGAGATGAACTTTCAAGGTATTCCACTATTTACAGCTCCAGGTTTAGCAGATGACACTATGGTTGCAGCAGAAGCATCAAACTTATTCTTTGGTACTGGTCTATTAAACGACTGGCAAGAAGTTAAGTTAATTGATATGGCTGACATTGACGGAAGTCAAAACGTAAGAGTA